GATTGGCTAGAAAACTTGATCTAGTCAATATATTGTGTTATAATATAGTATATATTGAATAATATAAATGAGTTTAATAGCAGTAAGTTGTGAAACACCCTAACAATGTTAGGACTAGCGTAGTAGATGTAATTCAATTAACAAGGAGAAACAAAGCATGGCTGAATTAAATTTTGGTAAAACAGTAACACTTGCACAGGCATCAAACATTATTCTTTCCACCCCGATGAACCGCTACTTCTTACGAGGTGAGCCAGGGATCGGCAAATCGTCTCTGCTTAAGTCGCTATCAGCAAGCCTGCCTGACCATGAGGTGTCATACATTGACGTGCCTAACATGGACTTGGGTGATATCGCTATGCCCGTCATTGATCGGGAGACAAAGACTACTGCCTACTACCCTAACAGTAGATTTAGAATCCATCTGGGTAAACCTGTCATAACAATGTTAGATGAGTATACGAAGGGTGCAGACCCAATCAAGAACATGTTGCACCCAATGCTTGAGGTATCAAACCCAAGGCTCGGTGATATTAGTTTGCACCCCGATAGTATTACTTTCCTAACGGGTAATCTCTCAAGTGATGGCGTAGGCGACTCGCTAAAGGCTCATAGCATGAATCGTATTATCCCCTTGCATGTGAGCAAACCTGATGCAGACCAATGGATAGCGTGGGCAATCGAGAATGATATTGCCCCTGAGATTATTGCGTGGGTTCGTCAATTCCCCCATGCCCTAGCCTCTTACCTCGACCCAAGCCAATTGGACAACCCATACATTTTCAATCCAAAGAAAGTGCAGATGGCATTCGTGTCTCCTCGTAGTTTGGAAAGGGTATCTAACATTGTTAGGGTGCGTTCCAAATTGGATAGCGATAGCTTGATATGTGCAATGAGTGGTGCGGTGGGTGAGTCAGCCTCTCGTGATATGCAAGCATACATAGAGTTCTCGGATCAGCTTCCTACTTGGGAATCCGTGATTGCTAATCCAAAGACGGCTCATGTTCCCGAGTCAGCAGGTGCATGTGCAATTATTGTATTCGGTGCAATCGCTAAGGTGGATAAACAATCCATGCCTAAGTTCATGGAATACATTGAGAGATTCCAAGCCGAGTGGCAAGCATGTTTTGCAATCAACATTGCGAAGTCACCAACCAAACAACAGATTGCTTTCAGTTCATCAAAGTTTGCTGATTGGGTTCAAAAGAACGAGGACTTGCTGTAATGGCTAGGGGTGTTAAGGGTAGCATGGTATCCCGAGAGGCTGTTCGTCAAGCACAGAAGAACGCTTTGCGTAAAGCAAGGCGGTTGCTAGCTAAGCGTGGTTATAAGGCGGAAGATTTTTTTGATGTATGGACAACAAGGAGAACTAACAATGTTAGGTAATAGTGAAGTAGTAGTAAAGGACAAAGAGGAACGTCGGTTGAGCAAAGTAAAAATCTCAATCATGCGTAACCCTAGATTTGCTTTGTGGTCAGGTCTTATGACTGTTGGTAAGACTAGCGTAGTGGAAGACATACCAACCGCATGCACCAACGGCAGAGATGAGTTGTATGGTCGTGAGTTTATTCAGAAGTTGGACGACAAGGAGTTGGCATTCGTGGTGTTGCATGAGACATTGCACAAAGCCTATCGACATATGTTTACATGGCGAAAGTTGCATGACGAGAATCACAAACTAGCTAACCTTGCATGCGACTATGTAATTAACCTTCAGCTACATGACATGGACAAAGACGAGCTACTACTTGCCATGCCCAAGCAAGCTAATGGTAAGCCACTAGGTGCAATCGATGAACGCTTCAGAGGTATGAACGCTAAGCAAGTATTCGACATTCTCAAGGAAGAGCAAGGCGAAGGTGGCGATGGTGATGAAGAAGGCGAAGGTGGTGGTAGCGGTGGCGGTGGCGGTGGTGGGTTTGATGAGCATGATTGGGAAGGTGCGAAAGCACTAGACGAGCAAGCCAAGAAAGAATTGGAACGAGACATTGACTCCGCTATTCGTCAAGGACTTATTGCCGAACAAAAAGTTGCAGGCAAAGGCGGTGGTGGTATGGGTCGAGACCTATCCGAGTTGCTTGAACCCAAGGTGGATTGGCGAGATGTGTTGCGTGAGTTTGTTAAAACTACATGTAATGCGAAAGACACAAGCTCTTGGCGACGGGTCAATCGTAGATACCTAGGTAATGATATCTATATGCCTAGCCTAATAGGTGAACGAGTGGGTCATCTTGTGATTGGCATTGATACGAGTGGCTCAGTAGGCAACAAGGAACTAGCGGAGTTTTTATCCGAGGTGCAGTCGATTGCGAAAGATGTTCACCCTGACAGGGTAGACCTAATCTATTGGGACGGCGAAGTTGCGGGACATGAGGAGTATTCATCTAGTCAAGTAGATTCAATCATTGATTCAACCAAACCTGCGGGTGGTGGGGGGACTGATCCTACTTGCGTAATGCGATACATGGAAGAAAAAGCAATCAAGCCTGAGGCAATCATCATGCTGACTGACGGCTACATTGGTAATTGGGGAGACAAGTGGAATGCACCGATTTTATGGACTATTGTTGGGGGCAACAAGGAGTATGCCCCTGTGGGTAAAACGATACATGTTAAGGACTAATCCTATGGCTAAAGTAATTGTTGAATTTGGGTATGACAAAGCGTATGTGATGGAGGCTGACAAAGCCCTAACATTGTTAGATTTACTGAAAGATGCAGAGGTATACAAAGAGAATTGGAGATCGAGTGATAAGGGTGGCAACACCTTTCACATCTACCCCCAAGAGAAAGAGTTGTGCAGTATGAAAGTATTGAGTAGCAATATGTATTCAATGGCAAGACTAGCAGGCAAACCTGAAACAAACTAACAAGGAGAATCAAATGAGTATTTCATCTAGTGCGGTATTGGTAGAACTAAACATAAGTGTTTGGACTGCCAACAAGTTGGACAAGGGTGCAACCGATAGTGTGCTTGCGAGTAATAGTGCAAGCAAGGACTCAGCACAAGTGCGTAAGAACTTAATGGCAGGAACGGACAAGCGTAAAAAGATCTCTGACTACGCTGCTAAGGCTAGGCTCTACCACAATCAGACTACGCTGTCGTGGTCGGACAAAGGTGCGAGGCTACTGCCTACTAGCCTATTCATGGACTACAAGTCAAACATGAATGTGTATCAACAGAACATGAACACCATGATCGAGGACTTCTATGCAAACTATGGAGACTTAATCGAGTTATCTAAACATCATATGGGCGACTTGTTCAACCCTTATGACTATCCAAGTATTGAGGAGTTGCGTAGCAAGTTTGGATTCCGCTTAGTGTTCTCTCCGTTGCCCGAGGGTGGAGACTTCCGTCTTGACATACCCAAGGCAGACATGGACGAACTAGGTCAGCAGTATGAGTCAGCATTTAACGACAGACTCAAAGATGCTATGCGTGAACCATGGGAGAAATTGCATAAGACTCTTATCCATATCTCAGAAAAGCTAACCGATATAGAGGGCGATGACGAGAGTAAGAAGAGGTATCACGATACCCTGATTACCAATGCTCAGGAGTTGTGTGGCTTGCTTACGCATTTGAACGTAACGAAAGACCCATTGCTTGAGAATGCTCGCCGTTCCCTTGAACTAACAATGTTAGGGGTAGACATTGAGGCAATCAAGGAAAGCCCTGATGTGCGTAGTAGCGTAAAGGCTAAGGTCGACGACATTCTTAAGAAGTTTGATTGGTAAGGAGATAATTAAATGACATATGTAAACATTGAGTTGAAAGAGCATGACCGCTTTGGCGATGGAATCAAGAGGCAGTCCATGATTGACCCATTTCTCAAAGACCTAGTAGAGCAGTTGGCTTTGAAGTATCCGCAGTGGACGTTTGTCGAAACTAGTTCTACCGCTATGGCGACAGACAAAGTTATTCATGCTCACCGCTTTGACATTAAAGACAAGCGAGAAGTTCTAGGTTCAATCGACAAGGACTACGCTAGTGGTGGGTATCGATATCGTATTGATAATCACCGCATTCAAGGCATGCGTGAACGTGGTTGTGGTATGAAAACGATTCACCTTAACAAAGCACTTAAGCATGTGGATAAGTTTTTTGGTAGAAAAAATGTGGACGAAAAGTTTAAAGAGGCTAAGGACAAAGTTAAAAACACAATAAATCAAATAGATAACGAAAAAGCGTGGGCATTAAAACATTCATGGAGTGCGTTAGAACAACAAGCACAAACTTTTATATATAGTAACTACGAAGAGTTTACTGCTAGTGTAATAACTCCAGGTGCTAGAGCAAGCGAAGCAATAAAAGAGTTACCTAGTAAACTTAACGAGCATCATGCAATGCAACATATAGATTCTATGTTTAAAAACAACAATGCTTTTATTGTGTTCATAGATGGAGTAAACTATTCTGTGCAAAAGGGCGAAGACCCTTTGGAAATAAAACAGAGTGCTGAGTTGCCTGACTTTATTCGTAGGGCAGTAGGGCTACTTAAATTAGTTGAAGATAACCAAGTGATTAGTGATGTAGGTTTGCGTGTTAACGAAACTACTTTCTTGGTGTTACCTAACAATGTTAGTTAAGGAGTAAGTATGTTTAATAAGAAACGACATGTATTTATAGTAAATGATTCACCTAGACAAGAAAGGATAACGTCTATGGCTTTGGATAGGGACTCAAGATTTAAATGGACTGCTGGTGCTGACGTATTAAGAACGTGGAAAAAGCATGGGTTTGTCCCACCTACTGAGTATCGGGAAGATTATTTGTTCAAACTAAATCGTGAGGCTAATAAACCAAATGACTGAACCAATAAAAAGAGGCAGGGGCAAGGGGGTAAAGCCTGCAATGGTTTACCTACCTGTTCGTATCAGCCAAGAAGTAGCAGAGTTTTTCAATGCTTACCCTAACAAGAGTGCAAAGATTAGGGAAGTATTAGCTAATTATGTTCAACAAAACGGAGAAACAAATGAGAAAGAAACTCACCAAAACCAGTAAAGTAATACAGTATGTTAAGAAGAACCCAAAAGCAAAGGCTAAAGAAATAGCACAAGCAGTAGGAGTTCCAACTAGTAGCGTGTATCAGATAGCCTACAAAGTGCGAAAGCAAATGCGTGAGGGTATGAACAAAGTGCCTATGACTGCTCTATCGCCTAAGCCTGCCGCACGTAAATATGTTAAGGGTATGAAAGTAATAGCAATCTCTACGAGCAATAAGAGTATCCATAGCAAAGCTGATATGGTCAACCACCCACCGCATTACAAGGCAGGGGGTATTGAGACAATTGATTTTATCGAGGCTAAGAACCTAGGGTATAACCTAGGTAATGTAGTGAAATATGTAAGTCGTGCCGATTTAAAAGGCAATAAGTTGGAAGACTTACAAAAGGCTAAATGGTATTTGGATCGGGCTATTAGTAATCTTAGTAAGACCTAACAATGTTAGGGGCAGTTTTGATTACAGATAGAACTTAGTAGCCTTGTAGATGCGAATGGATTTTATCTTCGGCTAGTTTGCCCCAATACTTTACGGCTAGCTGAATCCTTGTTAACTCTGAGGGTGGCAGAGAATCTACATCTCCACCCAATTTTCTCCTTGACAAAGTCCAACACCATGCTATTATGGTGGCATGGCACAAACTCCCGAAAAGAAAGTTAAAGATAAAGTTGTTAAGCTAATCAAGGCTTACGGCATTTATTATTTTTTTCCTGCAACGCATGGCTTTGGTCGCTCAGGTGTGCCCGATATCATATGCTGTGCTAAGGGTAAGTTCATTGCCATAGAATGCAAAGCAGGCAACAATAAGCCTACTGCACTACAAGAAAAAGAAATGGCAGACATCCGTAAAGCGGGTGGACATGCCTATGTAGTAAACGAGGAGAACCTAACATTGTTAGGTGCAACCTTAAGGAGCTTACTTTACGAGGAGGATATTGATGGCAGATGTTGACATAAACAAAGGTGTTCAGATATTACTTGAACGCATGAGCAGTAACCCTGATGAGTTTATCCCTACCCTAAGAGATGGGTATCCTGCAAAGTGGCGAGACATTCTTCTCTCTATCGAGATGCGAACCAATGGGGGTAAGGAATACAAAGACCAGCTATCTTTTCTAAACGACAAAGAAATCAAAGCCCTATGGGAGAAGATGCAGAGCCTGCAGGGCGAGCTGTTTACTAAAAGAGTTATGGATACCCTGTTACGAGATGCCCATGATTATGAAAGATTTGAAACCATAAAGCAGTTGCCCCTACTGCTAAAGGAGTTGGAAAAGTATGATCCTGCGGAACTATCATTGCTTTCTCGGCGAGTTACAGGCGGTAGCCCCAAAGGCAAAAATTGAAAATATTTTGTTTGGACTTTGAGACTTACTACTCTCAAACCTTTTCCCTTAGCAAAATTACCACGGAAGAGTACGT